GCCGGGTGCAAACGGCAAGGAGGAACCGACCATGAAAGACTGGCTGAAACTCACCAAGGATGAGAAGGTTGCCGCCAGGGACGGTGCTGGGCAGTTTGAGATCAAGGAGCGGATGAACAACTGCCTCAGCAGTGTTATGAACCTGCTGGACGGGGATGCCAAGGCATTAGCCACGGCGTGGAAACTCCCCTGGGGGAACTACCTCATCAACACGCCCGCTGAGATCGTGGCCTACTGCAAGGGGGCTGCGGTGGTGCGGGACTAAGCGCCGAGGGCGCAGAAAGGACTAACCACCATGAAACGCTTTTTCGATGACTGCACGACCCTGGATGCGCTCAAGAAGTGCTACAAGGCCGCTGCGATGAAATATCACCCGGATCGGGGCGGCGATGAGGAAACCATGAAAGCCATCAACGCCGAGTATGAGCGCCGGTTCGAGGAGTTGAAGAACTCGCAGAACACCCAAGCGGCGGCTGACGCCACCGGGGAAACCCGCGCCACCAAGGAGAGCGCCGGGGACTTCATCATGATCCTCGACCACCTGCTCAAGCTGGACGGCCTGGAGATTGAACTCTGCGGGCGGTGGCTTTGGATCGGCGGCAACACCAAGCCCCACAAGGAAAAGCTGAAAGCCTGCGGATGCCGCTGGTCGAACAGCAAGAAACTCTGGTACTGGCACTTTGCCGAAGATGGCGACCGCTGGCACCGGGGCAACAAGTCCATGAACCAGATCAGGCGGAAATACGGCTCAACCCGCTTTGACGCCGATGCCGAGGAACCTGTGGCCGCGATCACGGCCTGATACATTACCGGCCCCGCCTTGGTGCAACAGGGCGGGCCGTGCGAAAGGAGATAACTAACCATGCTGCAAGAGAACCCCTACAAGATGCGGGCCGGCCTTCTCACCTGTAAGTACAAGGGTGTTTTGGAGAAGTTCGCCACCTACCGCGATGACCGAGCGATTGTCGTGAACCTGTTCGGGATGCTGATTGACGCTTGCAAGGAGATGGAGGGAGTCAAGAACAACTCCATCTGCGTTGCGTTCAACAACTACTTCAACGATCAGGAGGCTGAGATGGATCGCATCACCACCCGATTTACCGGGGAGGTCTATGCGGACTATAGCTGGACGCCCTTCGACCGCCCCGTGTACCGGGTCTACCGGCTGGACACCATGGGGAATTTCAAGCAAGAGGGTTGCACCATGAACGAGGGAAAGGCCGTCCGGCAGGCGCAGACCAATCAGGAAATCGGCCTTACTACCAGCGTCATTGAGGAACGCCCGGACGGGAGCCGCTGGAGCCTGGAGGTTAAGGACGGTGCGGTTATCGGAAAGGAGGCGGCGTCATGAAAACGACCGGCAAGCTGCTGGGCGCTGTCTACGACCTCTCCTCGAACAAGCTGATGGGCCTCGCGGTCAAGATCAAGGAACGCCCTGAGTGGTGCGCGAAGAACATTCCTGATTTTCCGCAGGTGCGGGCCGCGCTGGAGAAGGTTCTCGACATCCGGGAGGATGACCGGGAGCGCGTCTACCGCTACTACCACTCCACCAGCCACTACCCGCAGGTGCAGAGCGGGCGGCAGCTGCGGCAGGCGTATGAGTTCCAGCGGATGATGAGGCGGGAAGATGACGTGCGCTTTTCTGACTCCCTCGCTATCTCGCTCAAGCGGGCGATCCGGGAGTACACCAACAGACCGAGCGGCGGGGTGTGGATCGTCAAGGATGATGGCATTGATGGCTACACCGAACTGCGGGAGATGCCCCGCTTTGACAGCCTGGAGGAGGCCGATGAGTGGTTCCGGCGCTGCTACTATCTGGAGGCCCGCCCCTCCGCCTACGACTGCACCGGCCAGCGGTTCACGGTCTGGTACAAGCTGTTCCAGCGCCGGGGGCGCTGGTGGGCCTACCACTGCGTGGGCGTGGATGTCTGAGGAGGGGGCCGATGGAAAAGATGTTTTGCCCGTACTGCGGACAGCCCCTCTCCGATGGGTGCGAGTGTGAACGCCTTGACGCTGATGAGGCCGAGGAAGTGCTTGCGGAACTGGAGGAGCGTAGCATGAGAAACGCTTGGCAGCAGGACTTGATTGACCTGTACCGCCGCGAACGCTGAGGGGAGGACGGAGCCGATGCCCAAATATCCCAAGAACTACAAGGACGTTGAGTATTACGTCCCCGGCAGAAAACGCCGGATCGCCGGATCGACCAAGGCTACCAGTGATTTTCTTGCGCTGGTGCATCTGGATCACCCGGACGCCACCATATTCCAGTTGCGGGAGATCATCACGAACGGGACATTGTTCGTCCAGAACCCGGAGGCGGTTTCTGTGCTGAACGCCCATATTGTGGCGGGCTATGGGAACTATGTTCCGGCTTGGAACTACTGAAAGGAGAAACTGCAATGGCCGATGTCAAAGAGAAAATCGCCCTGTTGCTGAACCTCGCAAGCAATAACCCCAGCGAGAATGAGGCGCGGGCCGCGCTGCTCAAGGCCCGCGAACTCATGGCGAAACACAAACTCCGCCCGGAGGAGTGCCAGAAAACCGATAAGGTCAAGGTGATCCGGGAAGTGCTGGGCGTCACCTGCACGGCCTTGACGAACCCCTGGGCCTGCGCCCTGTCCGCTGTGATCGCGGAGCATTACTGCTGCTGCGCCTACCGGCAACACGCCGGAGGCAAGCGCACTCAGTATATTGGCCTGGTGGGTCTGGAGGATGACTTCGAGATCGCCAAGAGGGTTTTCCTCTATGCCTACGACTGCGTGACCTCCGCCTGCAAGAGCCAGATCAAGCGCGATCCCTACGATCCGCCCGGAACCTACCGCGAGAAGTGAAACGCTTACGGCTGGGGGTTTGTCCAGGGCGTTTCGCAGGCTTTCAAAGAGCAGGACGAACAAAACCAGGAGTGGGGCCTTGTGCTGGTAGTTCCCCAGGCCGTCACTGACAGCATGGCCGACATGGGAAAGAAAACGTCCTACGGGAAAATGAAGGGCGGTCACAGCGACTACCGTTCCATGGGCTATCAGGACGGGCGGAAGTTCGATCCGACCACCCGCCTGAGTGGAGCGCCGGAGCGGGCTGCGATTGGGGGTGGATGCTGATGAAGTGCAAGTGCTGTGGAGCCGAGATCGTCCGCATCAAGACGATGGGGCTGACGGTCGCGTGTGACGCCGCCCCGGTCACCTACTGGCCCATCCGTGACGGCGCGGAGCAAACGGAAATCCAGCAAATCTACACGCCGAACGGGGAAACCCCCTATGGGATGCTGACCGGGGAACTCCAGGACGCTGTGGGTGTGGGGTACATCCCCCACACCTGCAACCTCCTCACCCTCATCTTCAAGGGCCGGGACAGCTGGAGCAGGCCGGTGTATGAGTGTCCCACCAGCGGGCGGCTCTATGTGGACGTTGAGCCGAGAGCAGACCGAGAACCGAAAATCTGTACCAAGTACATGAACGCCTTTGACGGGGAGCCGGATTGCCCGGTGAAGTCTGAAACCATCTTTAACTTCATCCCTGGCCGGGACACCTGGTAACAGTATAGCATTTTAATACCACAAAAACAAGCCGTAAAATTACGATAAGGAGGAACGCAACATGAGAACAGCGAACCGAACCAAACCCAAGACCGACTTCGGGATCGAGGTCAGCATCTTCTGTGCGCAGACCGGCATGACTAAGCGGGAACTCGCTGCGGGGGCCGGTGTGAAGTATTCCACCCTCGTTGAGGCCACCACGGGCCGCTGCGCCGGACACCAGCTGATCCCCATCGCCCGCGACTTCATGCAGAACTACTTGAAAAGGGCGGAGGGGTAGCCATGGGGAAGGTCAAGACCGTCCAGGAAATGTTCTACGGTGTGGAGGACGTGAAGGCCATGCTGGGCTACTCCAAGAGCAAGGCGTATCAGGTCATCGCTGACCTGAACAAGGAACTCGCGGCCAGCGGGATATGTACCCGCAGCGGCATGGTTCCCAAAAAATACTTTGAGAGGCGGTACGGTCTGGCGGAGCCTGACCCGAAAGCCGGACGCCGAGCGATGGCGTAGAGAGGAGAGAAAAGTGCCGATGTATAGAACCTGTCCCTACTGTGGGAGCAATCTTGACCCCGGCGAAACCTGCGACTGCAAGAAGGAGCCGGAGGCCGTTACCCCAAAACGGATCGTAACCCGCGAGGACTGGGAGAGGGCGCGGGACTTCATCAAGGCCGCGAACCCCGGCGACCTGGTAGTGGAGGAGATCGTGGACGAAATGCGCGACAGCGTTCCGCCCGCCTCCATGAAAGCGGGCTATCTCCAGGCCGGGGAGCCGTATAGCCATGAACTCGATTCCGAGTCTGGCCGGTGGCGGGCGACCTACATGACCTTCCGCATGGTGGGCCGGGACTGGCAGTATTGCGGCTGCTGTTTCCTGGGAGGAACCGAACAGCCGCAGGCGTTGACCGACAGATTAAACCGCGAGAGCGGCGAAAGGAGATTGTGATATGGCAACTATGGAACTGAGGCGTGTTCCCTACGGAACCACCTTCACCGTGTTCGGGGATGAGTTTGTCGCCCTGGACTACATCAACGGCGGGGTGCTGGCGATCCGCCGGGACATCTGGAAGGATGCCCCCTTTGACCGTGAGGGCGTGAACGACCTGCGCAAGGCCACCATCAACGGAACCCTGGCGGACTATGAGGACATGATCTGCGAGGCCGGGGCCGCCGGGAACCTGCGGACGATGGATGTTGACCTGCGGGCCACCGATGGGACGCGGGAGTACGGCTGCTGCGCTGGTATCTGCGTGAGCCTGCTGACGCTGGAACAGTACGGGAAGTATCAGCACATCATCCCGGACGTGGATAGCCCGTGGTGGCTGGCCACTCCCTGGAGGACTCCGGGGGAGAAGTGTGGCGTCTCGACCTACGCCTGGTTCGTGAACTCCAATGGCTACGCCTACAGCCGCTACTGCACCTACACCTATGGCGTCCGCCCCGCTTTGCTCTTTAACCCTTCCCTCTTGATCTCTTTGGAGTTGGAGGGTGAGGAGAAAGCGGAGGAGGATGCCGAGAAGGACACCTATGCGGCCTACTGCAAGTATGTTCGTGGCTGGGCCGTGCCGGACGGCGAACAGGAGTTAGGTTCCTCTCCGCTGTCCTATGAGGACTGGAAAAACTGGAAGGAGCCGTAACTCCGCCAGAAAGCGAAAGGAGATAACTAACCATGTATCGCTACTACATCGTGAACCGAAACGGGAACGGGCAGATGTCCTTCCCGGACGCCTACCCCCACTCCGAGCCGGTTTCCTACGGGGACAATGGCGTTGGATTTGACCGCATCAGCGGCACCGTGTACGGCTATGTCGAGTACGCCGAGGAGTTGCCGGAGCGCGAGGTCATGTCCTACGGCCTGCACCCCGGCCCGATCCCCACCTACTACCCCATCAACGAGGCGCTGGCCCGTCAGTCCCATAACATGATGAGTTACAGGGACTACCGGGAGGGTAGCAAGACCGCTGAGTACCGGCGGAGTGTGGACGATGCCTCTTTCACGGCGGCGTGGAAGAAACGCCGGGTTGATCCCATGTACCATGAGAAGATCGACCGCCTGTTGGACAGCTACGCCCGGAGGCTTGCCGAAAACATGAACGCCGACAGCAGCATCGGAACCAGATGCCCGTCCGTTCTCATCACCGGCGGCAGTAACTTTCCTGTCCGCAAAAAGGAGAAACAGGTCGCCGCCTGGGAGCGGAACAACAGGGAGTGGCAGGAAATCCAGGGGATCATCGGGAAGATCAAGAGTGTCGGAACGGGCGGGATCAGCGGTGACGATCCCAATGCCCTTGCCAAGCTGAAAGCCAAGCTGGAGGAGCGGGAAAAGCACCAGGCGTTGATGAAAGCCGCCAACGCTGCGATCCGCCTGAAAGACACCGAGGAGGGTGACCGGCGGCTGTGCGAGTTGGGCTATACCCCGGATGAGATCAAGCAGCTCCGTGAGCCTGACTACTGCGGGCGCATCGGCTATCCGGCCTTTGAACTGTCCAACAACAGCGCCGTGATCCGCCAGACCAAAAAGCGGATTGAGGAACTGGAAAAGCGGCAGACTGGCCCCGCCATGGAGGGCTGGGAGTTTGACGGCGGCAGAGTGGAAATGAACACCGCCGAGAACCGCATCCAGATTTTCTTTGATGAAAAGCCGGGTGCCGATCTGCGGACTATGTTGAAGGGAGAGGGGTTCCGCTGGGCGCCGTCACAGGGCGCGTGGCAGCGGCAGTTGACCGATAACGCCATCCGCGCCGCCAAGAGGATCAAGGCCATTGCGCCGGTTGAGTAACCCCTTCCCTCTATCAAAATGATACCAGAAAAGGGGTGCAAGCTGGATGCCTAAGTTGGAAAGAAAAAGGCCCCCCGAATATCTACGGGAGGCACGGGTGAGGGCTGGATATGTCAGCCGGGGAACGGCAACAACCGCCGTTCCGTTCTCCCCGGAAACCATAGGGCGGCATGAGCGCGGGGACATTGCGCTGGAGCCGGAGGACGCCGTTACCTATGCGGACTGCTACGGTAGCCCCGACATCCTCCCCCGCTACTGCGCTACCTGCCCGGTGGGACAGCGGATCGGGAGAACGGCCACAGACCGGCCCCTCCCCTATGCTACCTTGCGCATCCGCCGGCTGATTGCGGATGCCCAGTCGGTTGCTGACCGCCTGGAGCAGATCGCCTTTGACGGCGTGATAGACGATACCGAGCGTGAGGATTTTGAAAAAGCCCTTGCCTTCCTGCATCAGCTGGAGCAAGGGATCAGCGACATCGTACTTTGCGGCCTGGGAAACGAAAAGGCCGCCCCCGGTGCAACGGGAGCGGCCTCGCGCTGAAAGCGCAGAAATAACTAACCGTAGTTATAATACCACGTTCCCGGCCACCTGTCAAGTCAAAACCGAAAGGAGTAGAACATGGATTACTCTCAGACCATCGTTCAGCTGA